AGCCCAGGCGGGTTTGACACACTGGACGATCGCATAATCGGCGGCGTGGAAACAGACAGCACGGGGGAAGTGATTGCCTATCACTTTTCAAAGCACCATCCTTTATCCCTTGCAAGTCAGCCAATGGAATGGGTGCGTGTCCCGGCCTACAGCCCGGCTTCCGGGCGGCGGAACGTGATCCATATCATGAACCGGGAGCGGATCGACCAGCGGCGCGGCGTTCCCTTCCTGGCCCCGGTCATTGAAGCGTTAAAGCAACTGGGGCGCTACACGGACGCGGAACTCACGGCGGCGGTGGTAAGCGGCCTGTTTGCCGTTTTTATTGAAATGGGCAGCGAAGAAGACGGCATGGAAGGGGCGGTGGGATCAAACGTACCGGACGAAGACCGGATAGACGATGAAGACGAAACAACGCTTGAAATGGCCCCAGGTGCTATTAACTATCTGCAACCGGGGGAAAAGGCGAACGCCACAAGCCCAGGGCGGCCAAACGCAAATTTCGCGGGATTTGTGGAAGCGGTGTGCGGACAGATCGGCGCGGCCCTGGAAATCCCTTATGAACTGCTGATGAAGCATTTTGGGGCCAGCTATTCCGCAAGCAAAGGGGCGCTGGAAGAAGCCTGGAAAATGTTCAAGATGTACCGCGCATGGATGGCAACGGACTTCTGCCAGGTCATTTACGAAGAATGGCTGGCGGAAGCCGTGGCGAAAGGCCGCGTGAACGCGCCGGGCTTCTTTTCCGATCCGCTGTACCGGAAAGCATACAGCAAGGCGGAATGGAACGGCCCGGCCCGTGGGATTCTTGACCCAGTTAAGGAAGTGACCGCAGCGGAAAAGAGGGTTAAAAACGGATTCTCCACGCGACAGTCTGAAACTATGGAAATGACCGGATCGGACTTCTACGCAAACGCAGAACAGCTGAAACAGGAAGAAGAAAAATTAAGGGAGGTAATGCAAGATGCCGCAGGGAGCCAACAGCCCGCAGCGGGGGCAACCGGGAAGCCCGCAGACGGGGAACCCGTACCAGGTGACGGAAAATAGATTCTGGAATTTCGTCCCGGCCACGGGGACGAAGCCGCCGGAAATGCTGCTGTACGGCCCGATCGCCAGTCAAAGAAGCTGGTGGGAAGACCGCGTAACCCCGGCCCAGTTCAACCAGGAATTGGCCGCTATTGGGGACGTGGAAGAACTGGTGGTGCGGATCAATTCCCCCGGCGGTGACGTGTTCGCGGCGCACGCGATCTATTGCCGCTTGCGGGATATTGACGCAAAGATCACAGTGAAAATTGACGGGTGGGCCGCCAGCGCGGCCACGATTGTTGCAATGGCCGGGGACGTTATCCAGATTCCACGGAACGGCGTGTTTATGATCCATGACCCGGCAATGACTGTGTGGGACACCTACAAGGCGGCGGACTTTGAAAAGCTGGCCCAGGAATTGAAGGTGATCAAACAGTCCATTGTGAACACCTACGCGGGCAGAACCAAGATGAAGGATGAAGACATAGCGGCCATGATGCAGGAAGAAACGTGGTGGACGGGAGATCAGGCCGTGGAAAAGGGCTTCTGCGATTCCATCATGTTTGAAGCGGAGCCGCAGACGGTGATCGAGAACGCCCGGAAAGTCATTGTCAATTCTGTGCCGCTGGATCTGTCACGGTTCAAGACAGTGCCCACAATGTTGTTAAACAGCCCGGCCCAGGGCGGTTTGCAAAATATTAGCCACAAAGACGAAAAAGGAGGAAAAGGAACTATGGACGAACAGATCAAGACCGTGCCCGCCCTGGAAGCTAAATACCCGGATCTGGTGAACCAGATCCGCACGGAAGCCGTGAACAGCGAGAGGGAGCGGATCAAGAGCATAATGGACACGGCCCCGGCGGGGTATGAAAGCATCGTGGAAGATGCCCTGTTCAAAACCCCCGTGGACGCTGGGCAGGTAGCCTTGAAGATCGTTGCAGAACAGAAGAAGGCGGGCGCAAAGTACCTGGCCGCAGTTGCAAAGGATGCCGCAGCGTCCGGCGTGGACGGGATCGAGCCGGGCGGAACGCCGCTGGGCGGCGGGGACGATGGCAAGAGCGTATTTGACCGCGCCATTGAAGAAGTTCTGTAAGAAGGGAGGAAACAGAAATGGCGAATCTGATCGAGCGGCGGGAGTACACGCCGAAAAGGTTTTACGCCGGGGAATTTCCGGTTGTGACCGAAACGGGCACGGCTGGGGAGGCCATTGCCCTGCATGATCTGGTTATGTCCAGCGAAACCGGGATCGTAAAGGCAACCAAAACGGGCATTGCAAACGTGGTGGGCATTGCCGTAAGCGAAGCGGCGGCGAAGGACGATCCGATCGTGTACATTCTGACCGGGGAAGTGTTTGCGGATGCCGTGGGCATTGACAGCACACTTACGGCGGCAGAAGCAAAGGCGGCGTGCCGGAAGCTGTCTATTTTCTTGAAGTAAGGAGGATAAAAAACGATGCCTAACACTGTAAGCATTTATGAACCCCGTACCATGATGGGCGTGATCAGGAAGTTGCCGCCCGTCCACACCTTCTTCCGCAGCACCTTCTTTTCCCATGAAAAAACGTTTGTGACAAAAACGGTTGACATGGACTACAAGAAGGGCGCACGGAAGCTGGCCCCGTTCGTTTCCCGCGTGATCGGCGGAAAGGCCGTGCCGAACACCGGGTACGAAACCAAAACGTATACGCCGCCCCTGATCGCGCCGGACAAGATCACAACCATTGACGATCTTCTGGATCGGCAGCCGGGCGAAAACCTGTACAGCGGCAGAACCCCGGCGCAGCGGGCCGTGATCCAGATGTCGGAGGACTTCACCGAACTGCGGGAAATGATTCTGCGGCGGGAAGAATGGATGTGCGCCCAGGCCATGCTTGTGGGGAAAATCACGGTGATCGGAGAGGGCGTTTCCGATGTGATCGACTTCCAGTTTTCCAACAAGATCGACCTGTCCAAAGACACGAAGAAGAAGTGGAAGGGTGGAACGGCCCAGGACAAGTACGGCGATCTGAAAGCCTGGCATGAGCAGGTACAGAAGAACGGCTTCACAAACTGCAACGTCTGCATTATGGCTTCCGATGTGGCAACGGAATTTCTGATGGACGCAACGATCCAGAAGCTGCTGGACGTGAAGAACTACGCCCTGGCAACCATCAAGCCCACGCAGAAGGAAAACAACGTTACCTATATCGGCACGATCCACGAACTGGGCCTGGATCTGTACCAGTACAACGAATGGTACGTGGACGATTGGACAAACCCGGCAAGCCCGGAGGAAAAGCCCATGGTTCCCAGCGGAACGCTGCTGATGGCAAGCACGGGCGCAAAGTTCTCCATGTACTACGGCGCTATTTCTATTCTTAACCAGCGCACGGAGAAATGGGAAACCGTGGCCGGGAAGTATGTGCCGGATACCTTCATCAAGAAGCGCCCGGATCGCCGCTTCCTGTCCCTGCAAAGCGCCCCCGTGCCCGTGCCGCATGAGGTTGACAGCTGGCTTGTGGCGAAGGTATTCTAATGGACTTCAAAGCACAGCTGGCGGCGGATATGCGGGTATTTCACAACCCGGCAGAATTTGCCACAATAGCGGGATTCTACTACGATCGGACGTGGTATGAAGTGCCCGTGGTGCTTGACCATGAAGCGGCGGCAGAACGGCAGCGGCCCGGCGGCGATAACGCGCCGGGCCTGTCCAGCCTGGAAGCTGTGGCGTATGTATCGCTGTATGATCTGGGCTTCATGCCGGAGCGGGATCACAAGTTCGCCGTAAAGGTGGCGGGCGTTACGCAGCAGTACAACATTGAACGCGCACACCATGAAGACGGGGAAATCATTCTGGAACTGGGGGCGCTGGGCGAACGATGAATATAGGCGTACAGATTGACGCGGAAACAATGGAGCGGGTGGAAGCCATGCTGGCGCAAGTCCCAAAAGGGGCCGAGCGGGCTTTTTCAAACGCCATAAACCGGGGGTTATCGAAGGTAAAAACCGGGGCGTTCCGGGAAGTAAAGCGGGTTTACACGGTGCAAAGCAGCGCTTTAAGCGGCGCAACCAGCACAAACGTAAAAAAAGCGTCAACGGGCGATCTGGCCGGGCACGTCCATTTTGCGGGCTATGAAATCCCTCTGTACAAGTTCAACGTAACGCCGAAAAAACCCGGAACCGGAAAACAGGTAAGCGCAACCATGAAGCGCGGCGGCGGGGCCGTCTATGACGATGCCTTTATAGCGGAAATGAAAAGCGGCCATATCGGCGTATTTCATAGGGAAACTTCAAAGCGTTTTCCTATTTCGGAATATATGGGCCTGTCCGCCGCGCACATGGTAGGGGAAACCGCCGTGGCCGAAAAGCTACAGGAAGAAGCCCAGAAGACCGTTGACGAACGTGTTATGCAC